CGTAGTTGTTCTCACCTTTGTTTGAACCTTCAGTTTGAGCAGCAATGTTGTTAGTTGTTGCAGTTTCTTTGTAGAATACATACAAACCACTTTCAGAACGAACAGTAGGGATTAAATCTCTAAAGTTGATTGCTTGACTTGGTAATACTGATGCATTAAGAGCATAAGATGCTTGAGCATCTCCTGTTAAACTTGCACTTAAAGTCATAGACTTTACATCTCTTAAATCTAAACGGAATTTACCATTTGATTTCATTGATTTCTCCATCTCATCCAATTTACCATCTAACTTCTCAATGATAACCTCATCAAGATGTTTTACTTCACGCTTTGCAGCTTTTTTTGTTGCAGCAGCTTGAGCATCAAATTGTTTTTGTGCTTCATCTCTTACAACTTTAATCTCAGCTTTAGTTTCTTCTAACTTAGCTTCAATGTTAGCTTGAAAACCTTTAAGGTTCTCAGCCATTTCGTTAATAATGTTTTCCATTTTTACTTTTTTAATATTTTATTAAATTCTTTAATTGCCTTCAGGACTTGTTCATCATTGTTTTTAATTTCCTCAATTATCGGCTCAGATGATTGCTCGGTCTGAGTGATTTCTTTAATGATTTCAATTTCTAATAATTCTGATTGTATCCTTTTTATTTCAATCTCCATCAACGCAAAGGTCTCATCGGTAAATTTACCACCTTTAAACGCTTTCAAGAGTTTCTCTAGCCTATTTGCTAATTGCTCTCTTTTAAATTCACTCTTAACTGAAATAGTTGGAGTCTCTGGGTTTGCTGCCCATAATACTGCACTACCTTCATAAAGTTTAAGTTCACTTATTGTTCTTATTCCGTTTTTATCTACGCTTGAATTTATTGTACTAAATCCAATTGAATGTTGATTGATAAGACCAGCATCGTACATCTTTATCATATCTTCTCCTTTCTCAGTTTCTACTATTGGAGTGATAGCTATTAACATATCTCCCTCAATGTATAATTGCTCTGGCTTACCTATTACGGCTTCCATTTCAGCACAATGGTCAACTAAAGACCATATTAAGTTTTTACCTAATGGACCTCTTTCTTTTAAAGTTTTAGTAAAGGCTTCAGGAACTATAATATCATTATCTAAATCTATGTTTCCTGTTCTAGCCCAAACTGCTTTAACTCTACGAGTTTCGGTATCAACATCCATTACCTCGTAACCAATATCTTGTTTTTCAACAATAGTATCTTTTGATGAGTATGTTTTCATATTGACAAAGTTATTATTTTTTTTGTTATTGTATTAGTGATGCTATAAGTTTTCCTATTGCTTGACCCATTACATTTTGTAAGGCATTCCAAATAACTCCGATTCTACCCATTGGAGGGTTGTCTGCTAAGGTTAAAAGTTTACCATTTGCACCTCTTACTGCCTCATATCCTAAAGTACATCTGCAATTACAAACATTGGCAGCACTTGCTTTTGAATCGCAAGGGTGGTCCATAAGTTCATAACCTAAGCCTACTTGATTATTAGGAACTTGAAATTGTTTCTCCATAGGTAGTTTAGTTCCATCCATACTTAAATGGTCGGTATGGTCTCTTGGCACTCTCCTTGTTCTGTTATCTCTAGTTGCAATCCATTCTTTAATAGTTACTAATCCAGTACTTGTTGCACCCACCATAGAACCAATATTGGCTGCTCTGCCAGTTTCCGTTCTAGCAATAAGTTCGGCTCTATAATCGGTAATGCCTGAAGTTCTAAGCAAGGCAATTGTCTCTGGCAAAGTATAATTCTTTTGAGCAGACTCAACTAAGAATCTTCTTATTTGTTCTTTAGTTGTATCGGTAATATCTGCTGCTAATTGGTCTAAGCCATCATTCTGAAGTACTTGGATAATAGCATACTGAAAAGCATCGGTTTTAGCAGACTTGTACTCCATAGGCACATAAACCCCCTTTACAGACTTTTTAACGGCACTTTCGCTTATTAAAGCCATCTTGGTACCCATAGCCAAATGGAGCTTGTAAATGGTCTTTTTAAGGGCTTTGTCGCTAATTTTAGAATAGTCTTGTGTACGGCAATAGGTATTCACCTGATTTTGCAGTTCTTTCTTGAACTTAGGAGAATATTGTTTTAATGCGTTAGCATAAAGTTTACGATAATCTTGCCAAATCATTTGCTAGGATTATATGCCCAATTTTTTAATGATATATCTCTTTTAGAAGGACAATTTTTTGATGCTGGTTCTCCGTTAGGCATATTTTTCATTCTACTAACAAAACTTATAGTTCTATTAGCTGACTTTACTTCCGTTGCTCCCCACTCCGATTTGTTCTTAGATAAGAGATTTAAGTTTCTTTCTATTGGGTTTCTATCTAATGATGCCTTTTTACTACATTCAGTTAATGACCAAGCCTTTAATTCACTATAAGACATATTAACAGTATCTTGATACTTACCATAAACCTCATCTACAATCTCTTGTAAATCTTTCTTTTGTTCTACTTTAACATCAAATAAAAGGTCTAAAATATTGTAATATTCCTGCATTATTCATTGATTTGTAAAGGTTGGAATTGGTCAGTAGGTTGCAAAGATGAAGGGATGTAAAGTTTCTCCATCTCCTCTTGTGGAATATAGTCTGGAGTTTTAATACCCATAATCTCATTCTTTTGTGCTGGAGAAATCCACCACGCAGTATTTAACCAAGCAACTTGCTCTGATTTATTAGCCTCTAATTCTTGATAAACTTGTATATCATATCCTACATACAATCCACTATTTCTATATCCCCAGTCAGTATGCAATTTTCTATTTAAGTTCTCAGTCAAAGAATCTAACAAAGGAATAGCACATCTTAAAGTTAATGCCTTCTCTCCCTCTAATTGATTGTTATAAGTCTTGTTATCTGCATCGTTTAATAGTTGTGATGGTACTCCGTAAATATTACAAAGTGCCTTCATATCCCATTTTTCTGATTCAATGATATTAAGTTCCACAGGGCTTAAACCTATTTGTTTCCAGTCTACCTTATAACCACTTACTGCAATAGAGTTAAAATTAGCTGCACCACCTTTCTCGCTTACTGCTCTCTTTAATGCTTGTGCTTGTGCTTGACCACTTGTAGGGTCAAATCTTTCATCGTTCATAAATAAAACACCTGCTGGTCCACCATTTTGGAATGATGCAACGGCAGCAGTCTTAGCTTCGTTACTTCTAGTTAAAGTTCTAGCAGCTGCTAGTAATGGACTTTGTCCGTATAATTGTCCACCTGTAACTGTCCACTCAGGATTAAAGTATTTGTCGTGTAAGATTTCTTTAGGGTCAAAGGACCACATTGCTCCGTAGTATAATTGGTAGCCAACTCTGGTTGGTGGGAACATTTCAATGTTGGCAATAATAGCCATATACTGAGCAGGTAAAGCAAATAGTTCAAACGGCTTACCTTGATTGTTTCCTGTTTCAATAAGTTTTCCATATATAAATGAATTTCCTGTTATTAACTTAAATCCACACCATTGCTCAACTAAATCTGCCCAAGTATCTTCTCCATTAGGATATTTTAAAAGGTCGTTTAATCTTTGGTCTCCTGTATATATCTCAAATGCTTTCTTATGTAAATCATTTACCTCTTGCCAGTTAGTAATCTTATCTGGTTGCTTCATCAACGACTTATATCTTTTTGCAGATACTTCATCTTTAACTTTATATACATGAAATGGAGCAAGTTTAGCTTTATCAGTAATTAGTTTTACAATTGAGTAAACAATATCGTTAGCTATATATCCATCTCTTACGAATGCTCTTGAATCACCACCTTGCCAAGTAACGATACCTCGTTGAATAGCGACACTTGTATCAAAAGGAATATTAGGTAATAGAGTGTTTATCTTCTTTTTAGTTAAGAAGTCAAAAAATGCCATATTATTAGAATTTAAACAAAGTTATGATTTTTACATCAAAATACACTTACTTGAAATCTTGGCGAATATTCAAAGAACATTCTCATAGCTAAACAATCACTAAAATCAGGAGAACGACCTATTGCTGCTTTCACTTTATCTTTAGGAATTACTCCTTTTTTCATATCGTTATCTACTGACTTTTGTTTGACTTGCTCTAGTTCCTGAATGATAGTTTGTTTTTGTTTCCCATCTGCCTGAATGTAAAGTTCTGCTTTGTTAACCATATCTGCTAATTTAAAATAGCATTGAGACTTTAAGTTATCAAAGTTTTCCTTTTGTCTTGTTACAGGGTTTACTAATGGAGAACTATTATTGACAAATCCTTTACACCTAAGAATATCTACAACTCCACCTCCTACTCCATCCTCATCGCAAACTATGTTAGATGTAGGTACTTTGTGTTCGGTTGCAAAGTTCTTTATAAGTTCAGCGACCTCAACAACTGATTTACCATTGAATTGATAAAACCTAACACGAAAGCCACTCCATATACCAATAACAGTACTGTCATTACCAAAGCGTGCCACATCACAAGTAATATAAGAATCGCCAATAGAAACAAAAGTATTGGTAAAAGAATCAAGTATTTTATCATAGTCTATAAGTTGTGCAGGGTCATCTAAGTATTCCCAGTTACCAAATAAAAGCCTCTCTTTTGAAACACTATCCAAAGTTAATAAGTTCTCTTTGTAATGCTTAGAGATAAAAGGGTTATCATCTATCAGGGAAGTAATAAATTTTTTATTCTTAGATATTGTGCCTTCTTGTTCTGGTTTGTAGAACTCCGAGTAGGTCCAGTTCTTAGCTGGGTTACAAGTGTAAAGAATCTTAGGCACTAAATCGTTTTGGTCTAGTTGGAATCTTATCCTTGATTTAATAATATTTCTAGCCTTATCATCTACTTGATTCGCCTCATCTATAAAAGCATCTGTAATCTCTAATGAACCTAATTCATCAAAGTTAGGGTCGGAAGGGTAGGAGTAAAGGTCTTTTAGTAGGATAGTAGAACCATTAGGAAATTCTATTTGGCTTGTTTGTCCGTTAAACTTATAATGCTTGTTGGCTTCTAATCCTTGCATTTTAGCTATCTGAAAGAAGGAGACTAAGGTAGTTTCTTTTAGGGTTTTCAATACGGCTCTCCCAATTAGTCCTCTTGTATTAGGATATTTTAATCTTTGTTTAAGTTGCCAGTAGCAACCTAACGCAGTCTTACCACCTCCTGCTCCTCCTCCAAATAGAATCTCATTTGTTGTTTTATCTTCTAATAGGTCTAACGCAGTTGTTTGTTTAATTGATAGTTCCATAATTGATATTCGTAGTAGTCGTAGTAGTCGTAGTAAGTACGAGTGCTACGAGTAGTACGAGGCTAAATGCTTCCTTTGTTTTCTACATAGGTTTTCTTCTCCTCCCAATTTATTTGCAGTCCTCCTGATAGTTCTATCTCATTGGTTTGTTTTGCTCTGCCTTCTAGTCTATCAAGTATCTCCTGATAAGCCTTCAAATCGCCTTTAAATGCCTTTTGTAGTACCATCATATCTAATTGCTCTGCAACAGTAAACTCCTCTTTCTCTCCTGTAATAGGATTAGTCTTTACTTGGACTAATTCTAATAATCTTAGCAATCTGGTCTTACTATTTGGAACGCCTTTAGGTCGCCCTGCTGGGTTGCCTGATTCCCCTTTCTTGAATTGCCCTATTTCTTGATTTGGTATTGCCATATCGCCTGATTTTAGCCTGTTAAGGCAAAGTTACCCCATTCTTCTTGATTTCCAATGTTGGGTCTAGTTTACGCATCCTATCTACAATAACTTGGCAGTATTTGGGGTCTAGTTCAGTACCATAGCATTTCCTACCTAATTGATGAGAAGCTATCATTGTAGTGCCACTACCCAAGAAGCCATCTGCAACTAAATCGCCAACTTTAGAACTATTTGTAATTTGATATGCTATTAATTCAATTGGCTTCATAGTAGGATGCTCTGCATTTCTATTAGGGCGATTAAATTCTAGTATTGTAGTTTGTTTCCTGTCTGAATACCAACTATGAGCAGCACCTTCTTTCCAGCCATATAAACAAGGCTCGTGCTTCCATTGATAATCTTGTCTACCCATTACCATAGAATTCTTAACCCAAATAAGGCATTGTTTAACCATTATACCAGCATCAGCCATTGCTCTTCTAAAATTAGCACCTTCGCTATCAGCGTGCCAAACATACCAAGAACCACCTGCTTTTGTATAAGAACCTAATGCAGTATAGAAATCATATAAAAATTGGTAAAAGTCGCCATCTCCCATACTATCATTTTGAATAGTTAGGGCATCTTTAGTTTTACCTGTATAAGCCACATTATAGGGGGGGTCTGTTATTACCAAGTCTGCTAGTTCAGAGGCGAATATTTTGCTCCAGCTATCTGTTTGGGTAGATGAGCCACATAAAAGTTTATGTTGCCCTATTTCAAAGATGTCGCCTAAAACAATATCTGTTTCGCTTCCACCTACAGGTACATCAAAGTCATCTTCTTCGGCTTCTAATATTTCACCCTCAAAATTTGGTATATCTAAACCCCATTCAGTTAGTTCTAAAGCATCCCAGTTATTAGCTAGGTCATCCCAGTCCCATTCGCCATAGCCTACATTATCCTTAACAATAAACTCTTTCTTTTTCTCCTCGCTTAGATTGTTTGCATGAATCACAGGTACATCGGTTAACCCAGCTTCAAGACAAGCCTTAAGCCTCATATTGCCACCTAAGACCATATTGTTCTCATCTATTACAATAGGTCTAAGTTCTAGCATTTGTGGAAAGTCTTGAATAGACTTTACAAGTTGTTTAAACTTATGGTCCTTAATTAATCTAGGATTATTAGGATTTGATTTAATTTCGGTTATTAGCATCTGCCTTGTCGGTTATAAGGTTTAGTAGGTTTGTCTTTAGGACCAGATGTCTTTTTAGCCTTACCTTTTTTTCTTGACCCAAAGGAGACCTTGCCATTAGGATTTAGTTTCGCCATACTTTTCGTTTATTTCGTTTAACTCGGTTCTAGTCCATTTCTTTATTAGTCTAGACTGACTTTCTAAATGTAAAACCATTCTTTCGCCTATCTTATCTATTAGGTTTTTTCGGTAGCCTATTAGGTGGAATTGGTCAAATCCATTACAAGCCTTGCACTCTCCGTTTACATTATACTCATCAAATCTTAAAGCTGAACTATTCTTGACAGGCACATAATGACCTGCATCCATTTGGGATGTATCTTTAGTAGAGCCACACGATATGCAAGTAAAGTAACCATTTTGACTATCTCTTTGTCGTATATAACGATTAAAAATTGTTTGTGTTTTCCCAGTAAGTTTTGGAATGGTTTGTAATGCCATACCACAAAATTAGATTATTTCTTAATACGGAACACTATTTTTCGTTCTTTGTAATCAAAACGCTTCTTTTTTAGTGGGTTAAGGCTTCCCTTTATTTGGTACTCATTTACTCCAGTTACTCTTTTTGCGTAGGCTACTGACTTAAACTCTATTTCCTCTTTTGTATCTATAAATATTAATCTTATTGGTTGTGCGTTCTCGTGTCCTCTTATCTTACTCATATTTTTGGATGTATTCTTTTATTTCTATGTAAATCATTACAGAGCAGTAAACACAAAGGAATACTGGAACTGAGATAAAAAAGAATTTAATCATTGCTAAAGTTTCTTTCATAGTTTATTTGTTTTGGTTATAGGTTTGGTTGTAGTATTCTTCTCCATTTATATTTTTTTCTAAAAAGTATCTTGGCACAATTGTACTTCCTCTCTTATCCCAAGCTTCTATTATTTGCTCTTTTTCTTTTTCAAGTGATTCTAATGCCATACTTTTTGCTGCAAATAATGCTGATGACATTACTAAATTGTTTTCCTTATCTAATTGTTTTTCAGTTTTATCCAATCTATCAATTAATTCTTGCATTGCTGTTTTCATTTTGGTATTTTTTAGGTTTATTCATTTTTACTTTGCCTTTCTCGGTCATATAGATTCCTTTAATGGATTCTTTAAATTGTTCCTTTTCTTGTTTGCTTATATCTGGGTGGTACTTAATCCTGATAAGCACATCCTCCATAGGTATATAATTCTCTATCATAGTTCGTTGTCGTAATAAAGTTTAAGGGAATATTTTTTGCATTGTTGCCTCATAGTTTCCTCATCTACCATCATATCCTCTGGTTTCTTAGCCTGTGCCAAATGATAGGCTTTAACTTTAGATTTTATGTACTCAGCTTTATCAGGGCTTATCTTTAGTAATTTTCTTTTCCATAAATAATCAAAGCATTGGTAGTTTAGGAATCTCCAGTCTTTCTTAGATGTTTTCCAATACTCGGCTTCCTCTCTCATTACTTGTTCTTCATCTACTTGCATAACTATTTCTTTTGGTTCTTCAATTGTTTTGTTTCTTACTTGTACTGCTATCTTCTTATATGCATTCATTACTTCCCCAATTAACTTAGGGCTAAAGTTTATATGATTGCTAATAGTAAACTTATCCTCTGCAAACATCTTAAATGCTACCCCCAGTTCCTTTAGTTTGTATTGTCCGTAAGATTCTATTGTAAAAGAAACGCATAGATTAAATATTTGATTTGTTGGTACTTGCATCCCACTCAAAGCAATACAAGTCTTTAGATGCTCTGTTACTTCTATCCTTGAACATTTGCCAATGTGCATAGATTCCATTGCCTTATAAACCTTTAATTCATCCCTATCCAAGATTTTTAAGTCGTTCCCATTCTCTTTCTGGATAACTAAGTTTTGCGTTATTTGTATAAGTTCCTGATTCATTAGATTCGTTTTTTAGTTTAAATAATCCTTTCCATCCTTTAGCCATAGATTGCTCTATTATTTTAATGGCAGTTTCTTCATACCCATCTGATAAATTAACCAAATCATTTAATGCTGATTGTTCCGATTGAGCAGTCTTGAACTTGAAATTAAATTGTTTATTCTTAAAATCCTTCCAAAATGTCCAATATTTTATAAAGTTTTCTGATTCAAAAGGTAGTATTACCATTTCCTTAACCTTATCCTTAACCATTACCATATCCATAACCATATCCATAGCACCTTGCAAGGGGCTTTCAAGGGGCTTAAAGTTGGCAATTTCATCTTTGTACCTTTCTAAGTTTTTAATAATTCCGATATGTGCTTTGTTATTTTCGTTCAATCCAGAAGGATATTGGAACTCTATAAAAGAAGGAATAAACCATTTAGCACCATTATCTAAAGGAATAATTTTATCTCCAAAAAGTTCAATGGCTTTTTTACCATCTAATTTTTCGCCTATCCTAATTTCAGCAACTTCTATATCAACTTGCCATATCCCTGAATGGTCGCAGTCATCACATACATATAACCAGAGTAGTTTGTATGATGCTTTTAAATTCCTAATGAATGGTTTTTTCCATTTTTCTGTATCCGTAAATCTCTTAGCCATAAAATAAAAAAGCCCCATTGAATCCCTACCAGTCGTTTTGGTAGTTCATCGCAAGGGCAATAAGTTCTTAATAGGATAAACGACATCCTGTTACAAAGATAAACTATTTTAATGAATATTGGGCTATTTGCTTCTTGTTCTCTAGCTTGATAATCTTTGTTTTTATATTCATTCCTTCATTCCTTAAATCGTTTATTCGTGATGCTAATCTAAAGCATCCGAATTTATTTAAGGCATCAAGAGTAGTTAGCTTTTTACCTTTATTTAGGTAGTCTGCAATTTGTTTGTTTTGGCTCATAGTTTTTGTTTTTAGATAGTTAATTAAAACGGCAAATCATCTTCGCTTTCTTGTTGGTTTACTGGAGTTGCGTACTCCATCTTACTTTCTGCTTTAGGCTTGTAATCATTAGGGTAAATCTTGTAATCTGGTTCTTTTGATTCTGGCTTCTTGTATTGATTTAACCACATTGAGTAGCGTTTGTCCTCAATCGTAAATTCAATTACTTCGCCTTTTGATGTTGTTTTTTTCCAAGCACCATAGTTTTGTTTCTTTTCCATTTTTATTTGTTTTGTTTATTAATTTGTTCTTCTTCAATTTGGTTTTCTGCATCTATATCCTTTGCGATTTCTTCTTCATCTTCTTCCTCCCAGTCGCAATGCTCTAAACATTCAGGACAAATTCCTATTTCATCCATATCGGTTTCTGCTCCGCAGCAAGTACTAATCGGCATAGTTTTCGTATTGTTCAGTCCAATCATTCATTCTTGAGAATGACTTAGGCTGGGTTAATAATGGTGTTTCAGGGTAATGTTTAGACTTATATTCCTTTAGGTTTTGTCTTGCCTTTTTAAGTTCTTGGTAGGTTTCTTTTACCCAAAACTTATGACAGGAACTAGATTTCCATTCCCAATAAGAAACTAAGTCTCTTAATTTGATTAGTTTTTGGTCAATCATAATTTAGATTTTTTGCTAGTGAATAATGCAGTTATCCCTTCATTCATTAAATCCTTGTTTAAAGAATGCAGTTTAGATAACTCGTTTAAGTTTTCGCACATATCAATAGCTAATGTTAAATCAAGTATTGACTTGTGTTTCTTAATAAATACGGATGCAGCTTTTTCTCCAGAGGCATCGGTATCTTTATCAGTTACCAACCCAAGAGCAGCACTTAAAGCATATCTCCTGTAATAGGTAATACCACTACCGAATGATTGATACTCGTTCATACCTCTAAGAGTAATTTGTGGGATGGTTGCATTTGATTCAATTGCCTCCCCACTAATAGTGTGAAAAATAATTGTCTTTAATCCATCCTCAATAAGAAGCTGGGTAAATCCTAGATTGTGTTTCTTGAGTATCGGATTGATTACTTCAAGGATTGTAGGGAAGTCGGCATAGGTGTAGTTATGTCCAGTTGTTCCCTTGTGAATTACAGGGCAGTCTTGCTGAAAAGCAGATAAAGCCTTGTAAATGTTGATAAGTGAGTTTGTTTGTAAGTTAATCATACTATGGTTTTTTGGTAAATAATAATTAAAAATAAGACTATTTTGTGAATAACAAAAATTTATATTATTCTTTTTATTTCGTTTAATTCATCCTTTAAATCCGTATCATAATGCAAGTCTAAAGTGTTTTGTATGGTCCTTAACGAGTGGATTATTGTAGTATGGTCTCTGCCTACCATATCTGCAATTGCCTTTAATGTTAAAGTTGTGTTATTTTTTATACAATACATAGCTATAAATCTAGCCTTAACAAAATGCCTTTTACGGCTTTTGCCTTTTATGTCCTTAGGAAGTATCTTGTAATATTCTGCAATCTTATCTATAATTGTTTCAGAATACCTTATCATTTCCTTCGTTGTCAGTCTGCTCTCCTTTTGACTTGGTATTGACCAGTAGTTC